CACCAAACAATTAGAGGTGTTGTACATATTGGATATGTAGTTGGAAATAATGGTAGAGTAATTGGTTTATCAAAACTAAATCGTATTGTAGAATTATTTGGTAGACGAGGAGCAATCCAAGAACAATTAACAGCAGCAATCCATAATGCTGTAGATAAAATTTGTGAAAACAATAAAGGTGTTATTGTAACTACAGTAGCTACTCACAATTGTGTATCTTGTAGAGGTGTAAAACACAGTGGTGCTTCAATGGTTACCACTAAATGTTCAGGTGTTTTCTTTGATAAAGAAAATGTAGCAAGACAAGAATTTTTTGATTCAATTAAAATTAATAACGGAAACCACCCAGTATAATGTTAAAAATAAAAAGTAAAATAATATTAAGTTGGAGTGATATAGATGATTTAGTAGATAAGTTATGTAAAAGAATCCAAGAAGAATTTCTACCTATTGATTCGGTTCATGGTTTAAAAAGAGGAGGATATATTCCTGCTGTAATGGTTTCTCATAGATTAAATTTACCTTATAGTGATACTATTACACCTACCACTTTAGTAATAGATGACATTTGTGATACTGGAGTTACTTTAAGGGATGGTCCTGGTGTTTATACAGCTGTATTACACCAAAAACCTGAAACATCTTGTTTTACACCTGATGTTTGGGCTGAATTACATCTAGGGGATGAGTGGATTATTTACCCTTGGGAAAGACAAGATAGTGAACCAATTCAAGATTATTTAAAATGAGATTAGGAGATTTCGTTGAGAAGTTAATAAATGTTATTACATTAGGTCAAGGTAAACGTATTGCAACCTATATTGCTAAATTAAGAGGTAAAGAAGATTGTGGTTGTGATCGTAGAAGAGATAAATTAAACAAGTTATGAGTAAACAATTAGAATTATTTGATTTAAATGATGGGCTCGAAGCCCCTCCTAGTGTACCTTTTGTAAACGAGGTAGAAATATTTAATGCAACATTTGGTAAACCTAACAATTATGAACCAACAATCCCAGAAGAAAAAGAGTGGAGATTTGTCTACGATTTTATCCTTGAAGAACTCGAAGAATATAGAGAAGCTTGCGAAAGGGGCGACATTGTGGAGGTTTTGGACGCTTTGTGCGACATTGCTTATGTTTCCATTGGGAACGGTACTATGTTACATGGCCTTAAGGATAAGATATGGCCCGCTTATCTCGAGGTACAAGCGTCTAATATGTCTAAGGCTTGCAAAACTGAAGAAGAAGCCATACAGACCGTCAGCAAGAGAGCTGAGGAACAAGGTGAGGAGTGTTATTTTGAGAAAGTTGCGGAAGGAAGATATATTGTCTATAGAAAACGAGATAAAAAAGTCATGAAGTCTATAAATTATTTTAGACCCAACTTACACCAGTTTTTTACAGATAATGAATTACAAAAATTCCATAATGCTAGTGTAGGAATTTAATGTATAGAAAGTGCTATAGAGGAAATAAATTAGGTCAAAACCTATATGAAATGCACCTATGGGAATCAGATGGTAAACACCAGGTGATTCCCTATTTAAATGAGGCATATCAAGTATGTGATGATGTTGAATGTGACTACACTGGATTAGGAGGGGAGCCTTTAATAAAAATATCAAAGTGGTTTCATTCTAAAAATGAAAAATATTCCCATAACAATACCCCTGATTTATACTTTAATGATATGGGAATTGAACAAAAGTTCCTTATAGAGCGTTATGGTACTAATGATGAGCCCTCTACTGGTCACAAAGAATTATTTTTTGATATTGAATGTGAAATCGGAGGAGCCCTAACCCCAGAATATATTGAACGTGCCCCCATGCCCGTTACTTCTATTGCATGGTGGGACAAACAAGCAGATTGGTGGGCTATTTTAATTTTAGATAAAAAAAACCAATTAAAACATACTAAAGCAAGAAATAAAGAAATTATTCCTTGTAAAACAGAACAAGAATTACTTTTAAATTTTATTGAAAAATTTAGAGAAATTAACCCTGATATTTTAATAGGATATAATAGTGATTTTTTTGATATTCCTTATTTATACTACAGAATTTGTAATGTATTAGATATTGAAACAGCTTCTTATTTATCCCCACTAACAGGAATGATAGAGGAACCAATCCAATCTAAAAAATATAGTAAATATTTTTATTCAATGGATCAAAGTGTAGATATAGTAGGGGTTGAATCTCTTGACTACATGCGTTTGCATAGAAAGTATAGTTGGAAAGATGAACCATCTTGGAAATTAGATGCTATTGGAGAAAAATATGCTGGGGTAAATAAAATTGAATACGAAGGAAATTTAGATCAATTATTCGAAACTGATATTCATAAATTTATAGAATATAACTTTCGTGATGTTGAGATTTTAAAATTACTAGATGAAAAACTCCAATATATTGCTTTAACTAAAAATCTATCCCATAAAGGAAAACACAACTATGAAGATGTATACTACAACAGTATAACCCAAGATGGAGCAATTTCAGCTTATCTTTTATCACAGGGTATTGTTCCACCTAATCGAGAACAAAATCCTAGGAAAAAACAAAATTATGCCGGGGGTTATTTATTTTGCCCTAAAGCAGGTTTGTATAAGTATATGTTTGATGAGGATTTAACATCGCTATATCCCTCTATAATTATGTCATTAAACATAGGTAAAGAAACATTTATGGGTCGCATTATAGATGCTGATGACCGCAATAATAGATTGGGACTTAACGATTTAGAAGCTAAAGACCCTAATGAAGAAGTAACATTTGAAACCTCTTCTGGTAGGCAATCCAGACAAAAAATAGGGACTTTAGTTGAAGCTATTAAATCTAAAAACCTAGCAATCTCAGCAAATGGTTCAATGTTTAGTACAGATCGAGAATCAACTTTATCAACAGTATTAAATAAATGGTTCCAGGAAAGAGTTGAATACAAAGGTAAAATGAAAGAAGCTTATAAGGCAGGAGATAAAGAAAAAGGTGAATATTATCATTTAATGCAGTATACAATGAAAATTTTATTAAATAGTTTGTATGGTGCTACTGCTTTACCTAGTTTTAGATACGGAATGAATTATTCAATATTAAGTGAGGCAATTACATTAAGTGGTCACCGAATTATTCAAGAATCTGCTTTATGTGCTAATCGCCATATGAATAAAGTGATTAGAAATCAAATTAAATTAGAAGTATAATGGCACTTAAACCACAAGCAATACGAAAAGGAATGCAAATATGGGTTGATAAAAAACCTATAGAAAAACAAGATTTACTTAAATTAAGTGAAGATTGGACTGAATCACAAGAAAACTTTTTTAAGAAAATGTTAAAACAGGGGGGTGAATTTAAAATACAAGGCAGAGAATTTAAAACTATCCCACCTAACAAAATTTTAACTTCTAAAGGAGAAAAAGATGGTGGGATAATTACTATCCCTGGATTAGATGGAAGATTTTAATATGCAAGTAGAAGTATCAATAGGGGAATTTTTAGATAAAATTAGTATTTTAGAGTTAAAACTTTTAAATATTACTGATAAAGATAAATTATTTAATATCAAACGTGAATTTTATTATTTAAATCCTTTTTGTACTGAATTATTAGAAACATATGGGGATGAATTAAAAGGTTTGTATCTTAAATTATCTAAAATAAATGGTGATTTATGGGTTATAGAAGATAAACTGCGTGAATTAGAGGCTAAAAAACAATTTGATGATGAATTTATAGAATTAGCCCGTTCAGTATACTTTACAAATGATAAACGTGCTGAAGTAAAAAAAGATATTAATTTATTAACTGGTAGTGAATTGGTAGAAGAAAAATCTTATAAAGATTATAAATGAAACATTTAGAAGATACACCTTGGTTTATATGTGATACAGGAGACACTAACTTTTGTGCTTATGTAGATACCGATTCTAATTATTTTAATGCTGAACCAATATTAAAACATTTATATCCTAATTTTGAGGAATTAGAGGATAAAGAAAAAGATGATAAATTAGAAGGTGTAGCTTTAGCATATCAAGATATTATTACAGATCATTATAATCAGTTAGCTAAAGAATGCTTTAATGTTCCTACCCACCGTTTAGAAATGAAAACAGAATGTGTTATTCGTTCTGCTTATTTTAGAAATACTAGACGTTATGCACAGTGGATTACAAAACAAGAAGGTATAGCTAAAGAAACTTTAGATATTAAAGGTCTAGAGTTTATGAAAGCAAATTTTCCACCCATATTAGGAGAATTTTTTAATGATATTTTACAACAAGCGTTAAAGGGGGGAGAGCATAAAAATATTTTAGACCAAATTAAAGTATTTAAAAAACAAATATTAAGTGGAGAAATCCCATTTGTAAAATTAGGTAATCCTACTGCTGTAAAAAAATTAGATAAATATACCTCTAAAAAAACTAGAGCAGGAGAAGTATTTACTACTATAGAAAAAGGTGCCCCCGCTCCTGTTAGAGCAGCTATAAAACATAACGATTTATTACGTCTTTGGAGACTAGATAAACAACACAACTACATCACCCAGGCTGATAAAGTTAAATGGATATATTTAAAAGATAATCCTTATAAAATAGAAGCATTAGCATTTATGGAAAATGATATGCCTAAAAAAATTGAAGAATTTTTAGATCAATATGCAGATCGTAAAAAAGTATTTGAATCTATATTGTTAAATAAACTAGAAGGGTTTTTTAATGATTTAGAATGGTCGCTTAATCTAAATCCTCATTTAGATAAATTTGCCTCATTTGAAATTTAGTCGTATATTATAGCTATGGTAAATAAAAATGTATTACAATCTGTTGTATCAAAGTACTATTTAAATGGTGCCTTTTCCCAAGTAAAATGGCGTATTAAAGATAATACTTTAACTATATATGCAGGAGAACAAGGAAAGGCTTGTAAAGTATTACTTAAACATTTTCAATTTGAAGATTGTGAATTAGGTATCTTTGATACGCATAAATTAGCTAAACTACTATCCATTACTAATGGTGAATTATTACTTACAGCCGAAAAATCACATAAAATATATACTAAATTACATATTGCTGATTCTAATTTTGATTTAAATTATTCATTAGCTGATATATTTGTGATTCCCAAGGCAACATATTATCAAGATATAGAGGAACCTGATGTTGATATTCCATTAGAAAAAGAAAACATTGAAGCTCTAATTAAAGCCAAAACAGCATTATCAGATCAAAGTAATTTATTAGTTAGAACAACTGAAAATATTGATGGGACCCCAGTGTGTGAATTTACTTTTGGTGATATAGAAAATTTCTCAAATAAAGTAACATACACATTACAAGGTGATATTAAAGTAACTGATTTGGAACTACCATTTAATTCAGATATTTTAAAAGATATGTTTTCTAATAATAAGGATATGGAAAATGGTAGGTTAAGAATATCTGCTGATGGAATGATACAATTAAATTTTTATTCTGAAGATATAGAAACAGAATATTTTTTATTGAGGAATGAATAATATAATATTTATAATAAAATAACAATTAGCTAGGGCACTTGTTATGTTTTGTTAAACCGCGAGCTTAGGCCGCATAAATTTAAATGATATGAGTACATTACAACTGTTCGAAAGAACACCATTTGACATTTTAGTCAGAAATTTTTTCCAAGACGCTGGTCAATTTCAACCAATAGCTGACCACAAATTACCACACCCAGTAGATTTATACCAAACAGACAAAGGCTTAACTTTTGATATTGCCTGTACTGGTATTTCTAAAGATGACATTGAAATTCTTATCCAAGACAATGTCCTTCGAGTTAATTACGATAAATCCAAAACTGAAGAAAAAGATGTAGACTATATCCATAGAGGTATAGCTAAACGTTCTTTTAATTTAGGATGGAAAATCGATAATAAATTTGATTTAAGTAAAGCAGATGCTGAATTTAAGGATGGTTTACTTACAATTAGTATTCCTTATTCTAAAGGATCTGAGTTAAAAACTCTTAAAATTAAGTAATAAGTTTTATTAAAAAATGTGTCCTAGCACATTGTTTTTCGTATATTTCGGTTATGAAAAAATTTAAACAAATACAAACAATTACCGACCCATTACTAGAACCTTATTTCCTTACTAAGGATGAATATGGTTTTACAGTAAAAGAAAATATAGCACCTAATTCTGGTCATTTTAGAACTCAAGGTAAAGGTAAAAAATATGAAAAATCTTTATATTATTTCCCTACATTTGAGGCGTGTCTAGAAAGGATAGCTATATTAAAATTATCACAAAAAGAAGATTATAATTCAATTAAATCTTATATTGATGATTATAATTCAATTAGTAACCAAATAAAAAATTATACAGATGGCATTAGAAGCACTGTTTGATGCAGTTATAGTAAAACCTATTGAAGTAGAAGAAACTACTTATGGTAATATAATTGTTCCTGATATAGGAAAAGAAACAAATGAAACCGGAGAAGTTATAGCAGTTGGACCAGGTAAACGCACCATTTCAGGTGAGCTATTACCCCCACAATTAAAAGTAGGAGATATTGTTGTGCTTCCTACAATGGGATTTACTAAATTACCATATGATGGTGAAGAATTTTACGTAGGACCTGAGAACCAAGTATTAGCCCGTATTAATAAACCTGTTAATGACACTTATGATTATGAGTAAAGAAATTACATTTGGAACTATTGCCCGTGAAGAATTAGTAAAGGGAATAGATAAATTAGCAGATGCTGTAGTGACAACATTAGGACCTAATGGTAGAAATGTTGTAATTGATAATGGTGAAACCCCCCAATCAACCAAAGATGGTGTTACAGTAGCTAAATCAATTACATTAAAAGACCCAACACAAGAATTAGGTGTTAAATTAGTTAAACAAGCTGCTATCCAAACAGCAAATAAAGCAGGAGATGGTACTACTACTTCTACTTTATTAGCCCGTGAAATGGTTAAAGCAGGTCTAAAAGCAGTAGCACAAGGAGAAAATGCTGTACGCATTAAACGAGATATTGATAAATCAGTAGAAAAAGTGGTATCCCAATTAAAAAGTATAGCTGAAGATATTTCATCTGAAGGACAATTAGAACAAATTGCTACTATTTCTGCTAATAATGATGCAGAAACTGGTAAATTAATTGCCACTGCTATTGATAAAGTAGGTATGGAGGGTGTAGTACATATTGAAGAATCTAGAACAGGAGAAACATATTTAGAGACAGTCGAAGGTATGCAATTTGATCGTGGTTATAAATCACCCTACTTTGTTACTAATAATAACACTATGTCTTCAGTATTAGAAAATCCTATGATTCTAATAGCAGATCAAAAACTAACACAAGTAAAAGATTTATTGCCAATTTTAGAAGCAGTATCATCACAAGCTAAATCACTATTAATTATAGCTGAAGATATTGATAATGAAGCATTAGCTACTTTAATTGTTAATAAAATGAGGGGTACAATGAAAGTGTGTGCGGTTAAAGCCCCTGATTTTGGTGATAGACGAAAACTTATTTTAGAAGATATTGCTATCACAACTGGTGGTCAGGTATTCAGTAAAGAAAAAGGAATGAAACTTGATAAATTTAGTTGGGATTGGTTTGGTGAAGCTAGAACTGTAACTGTAGAAAAAGAATCAACAACTATTGTAGATGGAAAAGGAACAATTGAATCAATTGAAGCACGTATTGAAGAATTACAACAACAAATCGACAAAGCATCAACACCGTTTGAAATCGAAAAACTCCAAGAAAGGCTGGCGAAATTCGTCGGAGGAGTAGCTATTATTCATGTAGGTGGTGCTACTGAAACCGAAATGAAAGAGAAAAAGGATAGAGTAGATGATGCACTACATGCTACTAAAGCAGCTATTGAAGAAGGAATAGTACCTGGTGGTGGTGTAGCATTACTTTATGCTTCTCAAGGACTAAGTCGTGCTCAAACAGGAAGTGCTATAGTTAGACGTGCATGTAGGATGCCATTTAATCAAATATTGGTTAATGCTGGATATGATTCAACTGAAGCACAAATGTTAGGCAAGTATAAATTAGTAGAATCAGGTAATGATACTTGGGCAGGAATTGATGTTGAAACTGGAGAAGTTATTAACATGAAAGAATCAGGTATTATTGATCCTACTAAAGTAACTAGAACAGCATTACAAAATGCTGCTTCAATAGCGGGCACTATACTACTTACAGAATGTACAGTAGTAGATGAGCCCCAAGAAGATAAACAACAACCAATGGATCCCATGATGGGGATGATGTAAATTTAAATTTAATTAATTATGACAAAGCAAGAAATTTTCGAGCAAATTGATGCACTCTACAATACATTTGTAGATGAACACAATTCAACTACTAAAGCTGGGGCACAACGTGCTCGTAAAGCTATTGGTAGTATCAAGAAATTGGTAACGGATTATAGAAAAGCTTCAGTAAATGAAAGCAAATAATCCAGAAATCAATATTATTGAAGAAAACGTTCTTATCGCCAGGCGAGTACCGCCTGGTGATAAATGGCGTTTAGTAGCAAATGAACCCGATGGGCCGGTACATGCTACTTTAACCGATACTTTAGAGGCATATATGATAAAAACAGGATTTAAAGGTGAATATAGGCTTGCCCCCCTAAAAAGCGAGTTGTATGCTGTATCGACCACTGAAGAAATTATAGAACCAGAACCAGAAAGAAGATATTCAATATACGGTGAATATTAAAAAAGAACATACCTTACTTAACGAACGTTATAGACCAAATGTTTTAGAAAATTATGTTGGTAATGCTACATTAAAATCATCTATTGACAAACAACTAAAACAAAATGATATTCAAAACTATTTGTTTTACGGTAGTGCGGGTACAGGAAAAACCACACTTGCTAAACTTATAGTTAACAATCTTGATTGTGATTCATTATATATCAATGCTTCAGATGAACGAGGTATTGAAACAATTCGAGATAAAGTATCAGGATTCGCATCTGTTGCCAGCATCAAACCACTAAAAGTAGTAATACTAGATGAGGCTGATTTTTTAACAATTCAAGCACAAGCTTCTTTACGTAATGTAATTGAGACATTTTCACGTAGTACAAGATTTATTTTAACTTGTAATTTTGTAGAGCGTATTATTGATCCAATACAATCACGTTGTCAAACCTTTAAGGTTACGCCACCGACTAAAAAAGAAGTAGCAGTTCATATAGCAGGTATATGTGATAAAGAAAACATAGGTTATGAACTTCCAGCTATAGGAAAATTAGTAAACAAGTATTATCCTGACATTCGTAAAATGTTAAATACCATTCAAGCAAGTACTATAGATGGTACTCTACAACTTGACGAAGATCTACTTGTTTCATCCAGTTATATGAATTCTGTGCTTGAAGAGTTAAAACAAGGCAATTTTAAAAATATAAGACAAATCATAGCAGATTCAGGCGTTGACGACTTTGAAGAATTATTCCGATTTTTATATGATAACGCTTCAGAATATATGCCTGATAAAGAAGGAACAGCTGCTATTTTAATAAATGAACATTTATATAAATCAAATTTCCGTATAGACAAAGAGATAAACTTAATGTCTTTAATTCAAAACCTAATAAATAATAAATAATGCAAGATCAACCACAATTAAATATTGACCTAAAAAATACTAAAGCAGTACAAAACTTTGATGGGGGGAGTTTATTCCAACAAGGTGTTATTTTACGTACTGTATCCAAGTTTGTAACAGGTACAAATGAAGATGCTTTAATGCCCATTCCTGTATTCTTTGATCCCACTAGTAAAAAAATATTAACTGATTCAGTACCTAAGGAATTAAGAGAAGAATTAGCAGATGAACTTATTTGATTGGTTAAAAGAAATCAATTATAAAAAATCATCTGTTGATTCATTTACTGATAAAGATTGGGATGAATTTAATGCTTATATGGTACATAGGTTCCTTAGTATGAATCCTGATTTTTTAGAATTAGTAAACGAGGTACAATCGTTACCACCAACAGATAAACAACAAATATATTCTATTTATAGGGAATATATACCTAAAAATAATAAGTGGAGTAAATACGTTAAATCAACGGTTAAACAACGAAATAAAGACTTAATCCAATATTTAACCGATTACTTTAAATTATCAACTCGTGAAATAAAAGAATACTTACAGCTTTTAGGTGATAAAGAAGTTATAAAGATATTATCTCAATTAGGCATTGAAGATAAAGAAGCAAAAAAATTATGCCGGTAAGTTTTGATTTTTTTAAACAAGAAATTCAACAATATTTAAAGAGTAATTTACCACTTTCTACTAAAATATTAGATGTAGGGCCGGGTGTAGGTACTTATTCTAAATTATTAAAACCCTTTGGATATAAATTAGATTGTGTAGAAATATTTAAACCTTATATTGAAAAATATAATTTAATTTCCCAATATGATAAAGTTTTTGTAGAAAATATTCTTAATTTTGATATTTCCCCCTATGATTTTATTATTTTAGGAGATGTATTAGAACATTTACAGATAAAAGAAGCCCAAAACTTAATTAATCAAATTACATCTCAAAACAAAAATTGTTTAGTAGCTGTTCCTTACCAAATGGAACAAGGAGTTCATGAAGATAATTTATATGAAATCCACCACCAACCTGATTTAACCCCTGAAATAATGGGTAAAAGGTACCCTAATTTAAAATTATTATATAAAAATCAATATTATGGGTATTATATAAGTAAAAATTTTGAATCTAGCCTTCAAAAAGCTTATATTCTCCATGCTAATGAAAAATATTTTGATATAGTATGCACTTGTATCAAATCCATCAGACAATACAGTAATTTACCTATTTACTTATATTTACTTAATAGTAATAAAAAGTGTAATATAACTAACGTTACTACTATTAACTGGAATTTAAATCTAGAAAACACGGAAAATAGATACATAAATGAAAATAATAATTTTTATATTAATAGAGGAAGTAGTGAAATATATAATATTTTAATACAAAAAATTTTAATCACTATACATGCTTTAAAAAACTTTGCTGATGTAGTAGCCTATATAGATAGTGATTCTATAGCTACCCCTTATGCTGATAATATTTTTAATTACTATAATCAGGACTCACTTTACCCTTATTTTGGTGAAGGAATATATGATTGGCTTCATCACAATGGAAGAGGAGGGGCAATGGATAGAAATGACTTAAGTACTACCCTAGAACATCCAGTTTGCGAATTATTTAAAATAAACCAATATAATAGATTAGACCAAAGGTATAGGCAAACTGGTTATTTTTTAGCAGGAAGAAATAATATAGAATTTTTAGAAGAATGGTATTGGATGTGTATTCACCCAACTATATTAAAAAATACTGCATATTATGCTCCTTTTCATGAAGAAACTTTATTAAATCCTTTACTTTGGAGTAAAGAATTTTATAATGGCTTGCCTCTTGTATATACTAATGGTACATTGGAGACTATAAATGAAATATATCAAGAATTGGGGTTTAATGGTTACGGGAGAGAAATTAGACCCTGGTTTAAAATCCCCCCTAATAAAGAAGATTTAATGTTCTTACATGGGGAAAAACGTATAGATATAATGAATAAAATGATAATCCAAATAAAACAATTATATGAAACAGGAACTATTTGATATGCTAATGTCACAAGCAATTGCAGAACGCAACAAAGCCATCTTAACCCTTAATTTATTAAGTGAATCCCCAGCTGGTATTGGAGACCACTCAACAAAGGATTTTTATGATAATGCCAATGAAGCACTTACTATGTTAGTAGATGCGGATGATAAAATTGAATCTTTAAATAGATATTTCACTACAAAACAACAAGTAAATGGGTGATTCAAGGAAAAAATTTGAAGAAATGGAAAATGATTTATATTGGAAATCAAATTCAACCTCACCTACTTTTACTAGATACCCAGGTGATATAGAAGTTAGACATGATACTCCTCTTATTTATGAATCACCTGATAGGGGTAAGACTATAAAATCTAGACCCTTTAGGGAACCACTTAAAAAGGATGTCTATGTTCAATTAGTTAAAGCTAAATTTGAACAACGTTCCCAAACCGGTATTAAAAAATATAATACTACATTAGAACGAGATGATTTAGACTTACAAGAGTGGCTTAATCATTTGCAGGAAGAGTTAATGGATGCCACACTATATGTTGAAAGACTAAAAGCTGAACTTAAAAAATAATTTTGCCTAAAAAAATCCCTAAAATAGTAAAGGAAATTAAAAATAATCCTCCTCAACCTATAAACTTTGCATATCAAAAGAATATATCTTATTCTCAAATGTCATTGTTTAGGTCTTGTCCCCATAGATGGAAACTCCAATATAAGGATAAGATAAAGGTATTTACCTCTTCAATTCATACTGTATTTGGTACTGCAATACATGAGACAATGCAAGAATACCTTACTATAATGTATGATAAATCTGCTACCGAAGCTGATAGAATTGATTTAGAAGATAATTTCCAAACTAATTTTATTAACGAATACCAAAAGCAGTATAAATCAAATAATAATGAGCATTTTTCTTCTGCTGAAGAAATGAGAGAGTTTTTTGAAGATGGTGTTGCTATATTAAATTGGTTTAAGAAAAAACGAAGTAAATATTTTTCTAAACGAGGGTGGCATTTAGTAGGATGTGAAATACCTATTACTATCGCCCCTAATAAAATGTACAATAATGTACTCTATACAGGATATTTAGATATAGTATTATATAATGAAAATACTGAAGAGTTTAAAATTATAGATATTAAAACTAGTACTCGTGGTTGGAAAGAACAGGATAAAAAGAATGAAGATAAACAATTCCAATTATTACTTTACAAACAATTCTTTGCTGAACAGTATCATGTCTCAGTAGACAAAATTGATATTGAATTTTTTATTGTTAAAAGAAAAGTATTAGAATGGGATGATGAAAATATTAAGTCTCCCCATCAAGCATATAGAGTACAAACCTTTAAACCACCAAGTGGTAGAATTAAATTAAATAGGGCAAATAAGGCTATACAAGATTTTATACAAGAATGTTTTGTATCAAGTGGAGAAATAAAAGAAATCAATTATCCTAAATCCCCATCTAAATGGAATTGTGGGTTTTGTCCTTTTAAAGAAGATTTAAATCTTTGTGGAGAAGGATTAAAATTTTAGAGATATGTATATATTTATAATAAACGTTTTAAAATAAAGATTATGGCTAAAGACATGACACTAACAAGTGTAAAAATCAAAAGCGATTTATTTGAGAATTTTAAGATTGAATGCGTAAAGCGTAAATTTTCTTTCCAAAAACTTGCCGATAGGGCTATCTATTTGTATCTTACTGATGAAGATTTTCGTAAACAAATTTCAAGTCAAACTAATCTCGAATTATAAATCCAAAATTAATGAATCAAAGTTTTAAACACCTTCCCAAACACGAAAGGAAGAAAATAATGGTAGTTTGTGATGACATTCGGGTAACTTCGGGTGTTGCAACTGTAGCCCGTGAAATAGTAGTACATACTTGCCATCATTTTAATTGGGTAAATATAGCAGGTGCCATTAACCATCCTGATCAAGGAAAAATATTAGATATTAGCCAAGACACTGGAAAACAAGTTGGTGTGGATGATGCTTCTGTTATGATATATCCTACTAATGGGTATGGTACTATAGAGTTACTAAGACAAATTTTAGAAAGAGAAAAACCAGATGCCCTTATGCTGGTTACAGATCCAAGGTACTTTATTTGGTTATTCAACGCCGAAGCAGAAATACGTAAAAATATACCTATAGTATATCTTAACATTTGGGATGATTATCCCGCTCCAATGTATAATCATGCTTATTATGAAGCATGTGATTTATTAATGGGTATTTCAAAACAAACAGTTAACATTAATAAAATTGTTTTAGGTGATAAGGCTAAAAATAAAATATTTAAATATGTCCCACATGGGTTAAATGAAAATGTTTATAAGCCTTTAAGTGATGATGATGAAGGAATGGTTAAATTTAAAAAGACATTTTTAAATAATGAACAACCAAACTTTATTTTATTCTTCAATTCCCGTAACATTAGACGTAAACAAATCTCAGATGCAATGTTAGCATTTAGAGCATTTTTAGATTCCTTACCTAAAGAAGAAGCAGATAAATGTAAATTTATTATGCACACTGATATTAGAAGTGATCATGGAACTGATTTACGAAAAGTAAAAGAATATTTGTTTGATGGAAGTTACCCTAATGCAATTAAATTTTCTACTAACAAGTTAGGGGGTACTGAGTTAAATTATCTTTATAATCTTGCTGATGCTCAAATATTATTAACATCAAATGAAGGTTGGGGGTTAACAATTACTGAAGCGGTATTAGCTGGAACCCCTATCATAGCTAATGTTACAGGGGGAATGCAAGACCAAATGCGGTTTGTAGATGAGAATGGAGAATGGTTTACACCTTCACCTGATGTACCTTCTAACCACAGAGGTACCTATAAAGAGCATGGTGAATGGGTATTTCCTTGTTTTCCTACTTCACGTTCTATTCAAGGGTCTCCTCTAACCCCATATATTTTTGATGATAGATGTAGATGGGAAGACGCAGCTGACCATCTTAAAACCCTATATAATATGACTCGTGAAGAGCGTAAAGCATTGGGTGCTAAAGGTAGAGAATGGATGATTAGTGATGAAGCAGGATTTACTTCTAAACACCAAGCTAATAGAGTAATGGAAGCATTTACAGAACTGTTTAATACTTGGAAACCAAGAGAAAGCTATGAAATAGTAAATGCTACAGAATATAACGGAAGACATTTAGAACATAAAATTTACTACTAATGAGTAAACCAGTTTTTGTAATTAGTTGCCCATATGACACATATTCGGGATATGGCGCACGAGCTAGAGATATAGTTAAAGCAATAATTAATACCGGTAAATACGATGTAAAATTATTAGCTCAACGGTGGGGTTCAACCGCTTGGGGTTTTTGTAAAGATAACCCTGAATGGGAATTTTTACATGAACATAAAATAGCAGGGGGAAAATTAGATTCTCAACCTGACATTTGGATGCAAATCACTATTCCAAATGAATTTACCCCTGTAGGTAAATATAATATAGGATGTACCGCTGGTATAGAATCTAATTTATGTAAAGCAGAATGGATTGAGGGATTGAATAGAATGAATATAAACTGGGTTTCTTCTAATTTTGCTAAACAAACATTTGAAAATTCTAAATTTGAAAAGCGTAATAAACAAACAAATCAAGTTGAAGGACATGTTCAACTTGAAAAACCAATTGAGGTTGTTTTTGAAGGAGCTAATTTAGATGTTTATAAACCTATTACTTCTAAAGAAATTAAATCAATTAATTTAGATGAAATCAAAGAAGCATTCTGTTATTTATTTGTAGGACACTGGATGCAAGGTGAATTTGGTCATGATAGAAAAAACATTTGGAAAACAGTAAAGGTATTCTATGAAACCTTCAAAAACCAATCCCAAAAACCAGCATTAATCCTTAAATCTTCGGTTGGTGTTGCTTCTTATATAAGTAGAGATGAAATTTTAGATAGAATCAAACAAATAAGAGAAACAGTAAATTCATCTAATTTACCTAATATCTATGTTTTAAGTGGAGAATTTAGTGATCAAGAGATGAATGAGCTATATAATCATCCTAAAGTAAAATCAATGATATCATTTACTAAAGGAGAAGGATTTGGTAGACCTCTACTTGAATATAGCCTAACAGGAAAACCCATTATTGCCTCAGGATGGTCTGGTCATACTGATTTCTTAAAACCATCTTTTAGTACTTTAGTAAGTGGGGATTTAGAAAATGTCCATGCTAGTGCTGCTAATGATTGGTTAATTAAAGAATCAAAATGGTTTAAACCTCATGATGCTGAAATGGGTAGAACACTAAAAGATGTTTATAAAAAATATAAACATTACATAATTAAAGCAAAACAACAAAAGAATTTTAGTAAATCTAAATTCAGTTTTGAAAAAATGCAGGAGTTAGTAGATAGTATTTTAACTGCTAATATACCTGAATTCCCAAAACAAGTAGAACTTAATTTACCACAAACCCCACAAATAGATTTATCTAAATTGAAAAAAGTATGAGTTATGTTTATCCCGACCATTATAAGTTTAATGAACCTTGGTTTGATCCTATAATCCCTTTTTGGGAAAAGTTTTTTACTGAATATACTAAATATAAATCTATAAATTCGGTACTTGAAATAGGATGTTATGAAGGAAGAGCTTCTATTTATTTATTAAATAATTTTTTATCTCCTACTGTTACATATGATGTTGTAGATACATTTGGGGGGAGTTTAAAAGAAATAGGAATGCATTTTGCAAAAGATAGATTAGAAGAAAATAAAAATGTTATTTTAGATAATTTTATTCATAATTTTTCTTTCCATAAAGGTGTAGATTTAAATATATACCAAGGACTTTCACAAGACCAATTGCCTAAATTAGTAAGTGAAAATAAAAAATATGATTTTATCTATATAGATGCTTCCCATAGAGCTGATGATACTCTTGTTGATGGTTACTTTGCCAATAAATTATTACCCCCAGGTGGGTTACTTATTTTTGATGATTATTTGTGGCAAGATCCTACTGATAAAGAAGCTATATCTTCCCCCAGGTTAGGGATAGAGATGTTCTTTGGGTTATATGGAAAAGAATATGATGTTGTGGGAAAAGGATATCAAATTTTTGCAATTAAAAAAACAAAAAAATGACTTACGATAACTTAATAGAATGTTCTCGATGTGGTAGTGATGCTTGCTATCTACAAGAAGTAACTAAAGATGTTACTATAGAATTATGTTATGGGTGTGGGTTCCAATCTAATTCAGTAATGAAAGTTGATAGTCAATTTTTGAATGAACAAATGGAAATTTTACCTGATTTATATAAATCGCTTATTGACGAAGAGGAATCTGGTAAAGTGTGGATGCCTTCATTCCATAATGTAAATGGTAAAGGAATGGTATTTGCTGACGGTGTTTCAAGAGAAAAATGGGCTTGGGGTGCTGTTAAGCATGTTGAAGTACTAAAAGAGGAAAAAGAAAAATATAAAGGAGCTAAATACAGAGCGGATATGTCTACAATAAAACATTTCCCTGAACGTGACTTTATAGGGGCATTAACATATATTGGAGTATTACCGGAATAAAATGGAAATATTTAAAAATTTTACTTGGAGCAAACCTAAATCTCAAGATCAGACTATTTTTGTTCAAATAGCTAGTTATAGAGATCCTGAATTATTACCTACATTAAGGGATTTATTTGATAAAGCCACATATCCTGATAATTTAAGAGTATGTGTTGCATGGCAACATGATCCTGAAGATGAATGGGATACTGTGGGGGAATATAAAAATGACCCCAGAGTAAAAATCTTAGATATTAACTATAAAGAGTCTACAGGAGTTTGTTGGGCTAGAAATCAAGTACAACAACATTATAATAATGAAACTTATACTTTACAGTTAGATTCACATCATAGATTTGAACCCGGATGGGATACAACCTTAATAGAAATGATAAAACAGCTACAAGCTAAAGGCTACAGTAAACCTTTACTTACCAGCTATATCCCATCATTTGACCCAGAAAATGACCCTGAAGCTAGAGTAAACACCCCTTGGAAAATGAATTTTGATAGGTTTACCCCTGAGGGTGTAGTATTTTTCTTACCTGCTTCTATTGATAATTTTAAAGAATTAACAGAACCTATTCCTTCTAGATTTTATTCTGCTCACTTTGCATTTACTTTAGGACAATTTTGTAAAGAAGTTCCACATGACCCTAATTTTTATTTTCATGGAGAAGAAATAACTATAGCAGTAAGAGCTTTTACCCATGGTTATGATTTATTTCACCCCCATAAAATAGTAGCATACCATGAATATACTCGAAAAGGAAGAACTAAACAGTGGGATGATGATTCTACTTGGGTTGAACGAAATAAAATAACACACTCTAAAGTAAGAAAGTTATTAGGAATAGATGGTGAAGTATGTACTCCTTGTAATAAAAAAGCTTTTGGTAATTATTGGTTAGGTGAAGCTAGAACCGTAAGAGATTATGAAGAATATGCTGGTATAAGATTCAAAGACCGAGCAATTCAACCCTATACTTTAGAACATAATTTAGCTCCTAACCCACCAGTAGAAGATTGGGAAAATTCATTTGTAAATAAATTTAGACATTGTATTGATTTATATGCTAAAGAATTTACTGAAACTGATTATGAATTTTGGGTAGTATCTTTTGAATTAAACGATGGTACTACTTTATATAGAAAAGATGCCGATGCGACTGAAATCCAGAGTTTAATAGCAAAGTCTAAAAGTGATGGAGACTGGATTAGACTATGGAGAGAATATAATGGGATAAAACCTGATAAATGGGTAGTATGGCCCTATTCTACTTCTAAGGGTTGGTGTGATAGAAAAGAACATACTTTATAATGAATATAGGATTAATACAATTTTATGATGATAAAATTAATTACGGAATATATTCCGAAAAAATTAATTCTGAGTATTGTAAATTAAATAATTATACTTATTTTTGTGAAACTGATTTTGGTAAAATTAGAACAACATTAGAAGATAGAGCTGCTACGTGGTATAAACCCAAACTAATACAAGATACTTTTTCTAAATACCCAAATTTAGATTATATTCTATTCTTAGATGCTGATGCCATAATTTCAGATTATAACCAAAAAATAGAAGATTTTATAGATTCTGATTATGATTTTGTTTTTGCTGAAGATATAGGTCATCATAGTGTAATGAATGCCGGGGTAATTTTAATAAAAAATACCCAGTGGTCTAAAGATTTCTTAGAACAATGGTGGAAATCAGGAGAAGAATTTACAGGGAATGATGCTAAACAATTAAATATCCATACTTTACTTCCACAACATATGGAGCAAAGTGGCACATTTAAAAATGCTTTATGGCATGATCAAACTTGTCTTACCTTATTATACAATAATAATCCTGAAGCCAAAAAACATATTAAAATAATATCTAATCGTTTATTTAATTGGTATGAACATAATCAAGGCAATTTTATATTTCATGCTTATGCTAAGGGTAATTCACCTTATAGAACGTTAGATGTTATATATAGAGAAAAATTTGAGCAGTTAGGTGAAAATTCCAATAGTATAAATTTAATTGTATATCATATATTTTGTACTGGTAATTACTTAGAAATAGTTACTAAACAAGTAAGTAGATTAAAAAAATCTGGATTATATGATTGGTGTGATAAATTAGAAGTTACTTGTATTAATCTTGATAATAAATTTGATGAAATAG